GTTTGGCAGACTATCTCAACGCTATGCTTAAGAACTTCGGTGGTAATCAGGAGCAGGCTGTTGCCGCTTACAATGCAGGTCCGGGACGTATTGAGAAGGCTGTAGCGCGCGCTAGCGCAACTGGTGGGGATTGGAAGAATTACATCCCTGTTGAAACCCAAAAATATGTGAGGAAGGTCCTTGGCTAAGAAACATATGTCCACAGCCTCTGCTGTCAAGAGTATGGCAAAGAAGGAGAACATCTCCACTGACAATGCCAAGAAGATTCTTGCATGGGCACTTAAGACACACAATGGTAAGACCACTACAGGTCACGGTAATCGGTATAAAGGGAAGAAATAAGATGGCTAAGAAGGGACAATACAAAGCGGGGGCTACAGCAGATAGCAAGCGTCAACGAGCATACAACAGTTCTCCGGAACAGAAGACTAGGCGTGCTGAACGTAACGCTGCAAGGCGGAAGATGGAAAAGGCAGGGAGAGTAAAGAAGGGAGATGGGAAGGACGTAGACCATAAGAATATGAACACGGCTAACAACTCTAGCAAGAACCTCCGAGTGCAACCTAAGAGCGTCAATAGGGCACGTAATAAACATCATCTGAAAGGAAAGAAATAATGGCTAAGTCGTCTAAGCATCCTGGCTTCCAGAAGGTACAGGCTAAGATTCAGAAGGAAGGTTATTCTAAGAAGGCTGCTGGTGCTATTCTCGCTAGTGCTTCTCGTAACGCTAGTAAGAAGGCCAAGAAAGCTAATCCTCGCTTAAACAGGGTGAAAGGTAAGTAATGGCTAATCAGGACTTCATCAAGGCCACCCTGCGGAGTAACTACCCAGCGGATTCTAATAATGATTCGGAGATGTTGTTCTGGATTGACAATGCTGCCACTGCTGATGGTCAGGCTTATAACAATGCTAAGAAAGCTTGGCTAAACGATAATAAGGGAGTTGCTGGAGTCTCGTTAGTAGATAACGATACAGCGTACTTGAAGAGTTTGGGATATACTGGGACGCTGCAAGATATGTTATATCAAGCGCTTGTTGCTGGCACATATTACACTACATAAAATTAAACCCCCATTGGACTCGACATCCTTTGGGGGTTTTCTTTTTACAACGGTTCTATATCTCGTCCCCATACTTCTGTTCGGAACGTATGTTTCTTAGCTTGAAATCCCGGATCATTGTTGATAATCGGAATTGGCTGCGTATTAGGAAGCCCATGAAGCTGGTCAGTTGTTTCCGAACGTGGTACAAGCACCCCGCCATTAATCTCATCCCCGAGCTGGGGCACTTGGTTCGCAGTGAAGACGTAAATGATCCCACCCGGATTGTCATTGTTTGCTACTGTGTACTTCCATGTATCCTCATTGATTTGTACGCATCCTCCATCGATCCTAATAGCCATTACTAAATTCTCCAATCATTGAGTTTTTACTGTACCCTGTAGTATTAGATTCAAAAAAGTTTTCGATTGCAGAGCTACTAGTAATCCAGTCCATCCATTCGTAGGGATTGTCAACATTATATTCAGGCTTGAATCCGAGCTGAGCCATGCGGTAGTCACAGACTGATCTGATATATTGTTTAGAAGATTCCGGAGTTGTCTCTCCAATTCCGTTGGTGATCCCCGAAAAGACTTCATCAATGAATTGGTCTTCGAGTTTAACACAATCACGAGCGGCTTGGTAGATTGTCCTCTTGAATTCATCTTTAACCATTTGTGGATTTTCAGCACAGAGGATTCGGAACAGTTCACCAAGTCCAGCCACGTGGATAGATTCATCTCTTACACTCCATTGATTTACATCCCCCATCCCCAACAGAAGCCCACGCTTAGAGAAGTTCAATAGCATTGCAAAGCTGCTGAACAGACACACTCCCTCACACATCACCTGCTTGGCAATAGAACTGGCTAGAGCTTCTACAGAACTATTATCCATGTCCTCCATCCAATCCATCTTATCCTTCATCCCCTTGAATTTAAGAAACTCCGTATAGAAGTCTTGGCCAAATCCAAGTGTGTCGTTAAGGAGAGCGTAAGCCCGTTGATGTACTCCTTCTCTTCCGGCGAAGCTTCCAAGCATATTCCTCGCTTCATTATTCCGGATAGCTGGGATGAGGCAATCGTAATAATCGCCTCCAACTGCAACATCTGATTGCGTGAAAAGTCGTAGGACACTGCTGATGAATCGTTTCTCATCTGCATTGATTTCATTTCGTTTCCATTGTTCAACATCCTGTTGAAGCTTGGCTTCCCATTCCCCCCAGTGAGCACGCTCATGCTGGAGGGTGATTTCTACAAGCTTGGGATAGGAAGGTACGTAACTCTTGCTAGGTTCTAATAGGCTCATTAATATCCTACAATGATTACAGGCTTGTTCAATTTACGCATGTAGCTAATCATATGCGCTGTCCCAGATGACTTGCCATCCCAGAAAGCAATAAGACCGTCTGCATAATCTCCCATCTGACAATTACGAATTGGTCCTGCACGTTTACCATGTTTCTCCCAATCAGCAGGAAATTCTGCAATTAAGATATTGTTATTCTTAGCGTAAGACCATCCGCATTTGTCTGCTCCTTTCGCCATACCACAAACTAGTTCTCCTATATCATGTTTGGCAGCTTCCTTGCAGACAGAAGGGAAGTCCGTAAACGTCCGCCCTCCAGCAATAATAATCTTAGCCTTCGCAGGAAAGACAGCTTGTTGCGGACTGTTCATTAAGCACCACCCTCTTGATTGATTTAACTGTATCAGCCTTCATAGCCGATCCAGTACGGAAATAGTACAAGCTCTTAACCTTTTCTTCCCTCATTGCTTTGAGATGTACCGAGTTAATGTAAGCCCGATCAGAACCCGGCGGGAAGAACAGATTGAGAGACTGCGCCTGACAGATGTTCGGTTGCCTTGCACCAGCATGTTCAACCAACCAATGTTGATCGATCTCCCAAGCAGTTTTGAATACGGCTCTTTCTTCGTCAGACAGGAAATGGAGATGCTGTACGCTTCCGTCATTCTTAACGATAGAGTTCCATACTGCATCGTTATTCTGCCCATATTTCTCCAATACAGGTTCGAGCCATTTGTTCTTTACGAGAAAGACGCCAGCGCGACTTTTCTGAGTGTACGCGTTACTAGCGATTGGCTCAATAGAAGGACTCGTATTACAAAGGACAGAGGAATTACTATTAGGAGCAATAGCAAAGATATGAGAGTTACGCCTGCCGCTCCCTTCCATGTCGGGCGATTCGCCACGCTCTCCAGCGAGAGCTGAACTAGCTTCAAGTCCAAGACGATGGATGTGATTAAAGAGAATGCTGTTGTGTTGGGCTGCACTGTTAAAACCTCCAGATTCAAAGGGAATTCCCTTTGACATTAGATAATTATGAAACCCCATTGCTCCAATTCCGAGAGCACGTTCTCTGTATGCTGAATAAGTAGCACGGGCCAATCCATCGGGGGCGTAGTCAATAAACCATTGAACAACGTTATCGAGGAATCGAACAAGGTCGGCAACAAGGGTTGTGTCTTTCCATTCATCATATTTCTCTAGATTAAGACTAGACAGACAGCACACAAAAGTGCGATCGGGAGAAGTAGGGAGCGCAATCTCAGAGCAAAGGTTAGAACCAAAATTACGGAGCCCCAATACACGTTGGCTAGGAGGCATAGCATCGTTAGCAACATCAATAAACCAAAGGTAAGGCTCACCTGTTAACTCCCTGGCTTCAAGTAAGCGTTCCCAGAGGTCTCTAGCTCGGATTGAATCTTTAACTTCGCCAGAGTGAGGGCATCGGAGCCGCCACATTTCATCATTGTCCACAGCAATTCTAAAATCACGAGTAATGTTAACTGCATTGTGAACCCCTTGTCGGTTATCAATCTTACGTGCATTGTCGCCACCACTAGGACGGCGCATATCAATAAACTCTACAATATCAGGGTGAGAAATATCCAGATACAGAGCAGTAGAGCCACGACGAGTGCGACCCTGACGGTAATAACCCATAATACCGTCAACAGTTTTGAAGTACGGAATGGGGCCGGGGGCTTTATCAGATACAGCCCTAATTCTAGAATGTAGAGCAGTACCACCGCCCATAACGCTGAGGAGAGAAAGTTCAGAAGCGGCATCAATCTGCCCTTGAATTGTGTCTTCTACGAATGCAGCAAAACAGGCAATGGGCATGGCCTTAGGTTCAAGGCCCACCCACGCTGCTTTACGCTCTAGTTTTGATTCTTCTGTGTTGCTCCAGAACTCTTTGCTTGTATGTCGTCCATTCGTTTCCCAATGTCCGTCCACAGCATTACTAAACACTGGGCTGCTATAGAAGAACCAATGCTTCGAGGCAGCTTCATAGATTCGCTGAGCAAGGGAAACATCGCCATAGCTAAAGTTGTTGGCTGCCCTAGCGATAGCTTTTTGGATTCCTTCTGCGCCGTCCGAATAATACTTCGATACAAGCGCTTTTCCCTGTTCGTTAAAGTTGTTGTCGCGTTCAAGCTTGAGTTCAATTCCATTATACTCTGCCATTAATTGTACTTTTTCTGTAGATAAGTGAGTGATACTGGCATAATGTCGAATTGGCCTTCAGGGGTGACCTCGTTCAAAACCAACACACCCCTCCAGTGTTTATTGCCCATCGGACCCATATAGTCTTCATCGTGCATATAACAGCTTCCTGCGATAATGGAGGTGATACGAGTACCATCTGCTCGATAAGCTGATGCAATCTGAAAGCCTTGTTGATGGCCCGCAATACAACTCATGTGCTGCTTGTTCAATTGTGCGTTAGCAGTCGCTGAAGGACGACCCGCAAGGCCAGTGACAAAATAATGATTGAAAGCGATCCCGTCCAATATAACAGGGCTAAGGAATTCATGCACATTCCAATAGCCATCATTGTAAACAGCAAGATCGTTGTAACCGATAACCCCTTCAAGCTCTGCCTGCTTATCCACTGCTCGTTGGATTCGTTGTTCATGATTTCCCATAAGAAAATGTCGTTCAGGGCTCCAGAGCTTCTTCTTGTTACGTGCTAGTCGCTCTGTCTCATCAAGGATGGGTTGATTTAGAACGTCCCATGCGTAATTACCTGCTTCTACATCGTTCTTATATCGACGCCCTTCGAACTGTCGCTTCCCTTTATCGTAGCTAGAAAGAGAAGGCATATCCCAAAAGTCCCCAAGATGAACAACAACATCAGGCTTGTGATCCACAATGTACTGACCAATCCAATTAAGAAACGAAACATCTTCATCTGGCTTCACCTGTGAATCAGGAATAACTACGTAGCGTTTAGTCAACTTTCTTATCTCCAAAATAGATGTTCAGTTCAATTGTGTTACGATCCATATGACGCCAAGCTGTGATGTTCTTGATGCATTTCTCAGCTTCTATTCGTGCGCACTCTTTAATGATGATTTGTGCTTCATTAATCAAACGGTAGTAGATTGCTTCTTGAAGCTGTTGTTGAAGTCCCTTATGAAGCATGTCAATCGTTTGGTCAATCGTTCCAGTAAACTGAGCCATTATTGTTCCTGAATGAT